CGGGCCCATTGTTATCTTGCACATTGGGTTGTGCATGTTCCTAAGAACTTACTGCAAGCAGTTTTGAGTCGAAACTCATTATAACTCGGGTAGGGTGTATGGTGGTGGTCTGACTCAGTTGCGTAGGGTCGTCAACCCCTTTCAGTCTAAAACTGCTGTAACGAATACTCTTCTTTATTTTGGAACTAACACATAGCCTTTAGGTGTTTTGAAACCTGCGGCCACCGTGGTGACGGCATCGGTTTGATCCAATGTGGCGCTACCACTAGTGGTATAAGAACGAACAGGTTCACCAGGGAATGCTGGAACTTCACTTATAGTACCACTCGCGGTCTCTGTCAAAACCTGAGTGGGGATAAGGGCCTGTGATTTAATATGGCGTTGTAATTCATCCACGGCTGTTTGAAGCGACTTCATCGACATTGCACCAGCGGGGGCTGGCACGGTCTGTTTGACTTGACTGTTATTCAGTCTAGAAACAAAGACTGCTCCAAAAGTGTGGGTCACGCCCGCATCGTTAGTGCTAGACATGGTGGCACCACCGACTTTGGCCATCACAATTGCCGTCCACGATGACGACGTTGAGCCGCCATTATTCATTGAAATGTTGAACGGGTTGTTAATGCCAAGCAATGTAGGTACGATAGTTAAGGTGCAGTTGTTAAACACCGCCGATGTGAACGCCCCAGTTCCCATCGCAGTGCCAGTTCTCACAATATTGACTATGTAAACACCAGCTGACTCGAACCGAATGACACTGCCTAAAACAGCGTCTGAATAAAACGACACGAACGAGGCTGGCACAAAGAAAGGGATATTAGAAAAATCTCCCCAAGGGTAAGTGGAACTAATACTGGACCCCGTGGTGGCTTGGATAATAGCAGTACCAGAAGCGAAATCAGCATCCATAGATGGACTGATAAACTCAACAGTCCAACGAATGTAAAATCGCCCAAATGTTCCTGCTCCCAGACCACCCATAGTGGCTATCCAAATACGACCAGCATAAACATTGCGAGGGTCAGAAGTCGATTCGGGATTTACCCAATTAACTTGACCAAAGAACTTTTTACCATCAATCACCATGCGGCTGTTCTGCCAAACCGGAAATTGAATAGATTGTGAGGCGGTACCCAATTTTTGGAGCAAGAGATCGCCCCCGATGTTAGTATAGTCATCCAACACGTCGGGGTCTGCTCCTATGATGAAGCTGCCGCTGTTTGTCGCCGCAACGCTAGTTTCGTAAACAATTTCGAGACGCTTGAACCTGTATTTTTCCCAAAGTTGAGCCTCCGTGGCAAGGCGAGAACCTTGTACCAAGAAGGCTGGGTTAATTAGGTAACTCGTTAAGACCTTAGAATCGCTAACTGCAGGGTTTACCAATGCTGAAGCCATGAAGTCTACACCAGTCAACTTACATGACTGTTGTGCTTGCATAGCGATAGACTTACCACAATTCATAGGCATCGAATTCATATCGGACATACGAGTGCGCTTCTTGGACGTGCGGCGCTTTGGCTTGGGGTTCGCTACCTTCACGAGAACTTTCTTGACCTTCTTGGGTCGCTTAGCTCTGTTGATCTTAGGTTTACGAGGCATCACAAAAGAAGAGTGTTTCAAGAATTTGACCAATAATTTTAACACCCCCGAGTGGTGTACTGCGCCCTGGATTTTAACCAGAATTTGACACCGGCGCGATGAACCGCTCACGCGTAATCGCGTGTGAGTGCCCACCACACTGGATGCTCATAATGCATCAAAGCGCGGAGGTCTTGTAGTTTGTCAAAAAAGTCCGTCAACTCGTCCGGGCTCACACCGTAGTGTTTAGCAATCTCGAGAGTAGACTCAGCCTCCTTGACAACATGAGGAAGGGTAAACGGGGTTGTAACCCGTAACCCATATAGATCCCCGTGAAACATTGTCTCTGCTGAAAGCTTAGCAGCTTTCGTGCCTGTTGTCTCGGGGTCAGCAGGCTGCAGTCTTGACAACCACCGCTTAATAGCCGGCGGCCAAACAAACTGATAGACGGATTGAGCCATCGCATGGGAATACCAATCCAACGCGATGTCCAAATTGTCAACTCGATAGAGATCTCGGGGGTCACGGAACGTCTTGCCAAGTTTCAGTAGGCGACTTGGTAATGGACCCCACAATCTCGTCCAAACATCAGGAACTTTCAAATAAGGACGTGTGAGAAATATCTCTTGATACGCTGGACAACAATTGAGTGCTGACAATGGTTCAATAGGATACCAGACCCCTTTCAAAAATGTAGGCAGCATCGTGGATGACGAGAAATCATCGGTCTTCACTGCACAGCCTCGCACCTTGAGATCCAAACCAAGCTTCGCGAAGTGTTCTGATAGGCCTAACACCATCACAGTGACAAAATCCTCCGACCCAAGAGTAACATGATTAGGGCATATACATGTGACACCTGTCTGCTCACGCAACTTGGCCACTTCATCGGACGTGGACAAAATAGCATAGAGCAAGGCTGTGAGCACAGTACAGGTGTTGCCAATCGTGGTGTCTGTCCCCCCAGTGTTTCGCTCAGGTCCGCGATGGATTTTAATATGTTCACCAGGTTTGTTGCGCAACCCCACCAACAAATTAGCAGAGGAATTCGCGTAGAGTATCTTTATTGTGGTTCTATTCAAACCAAATGCTCTCAAAATGGTGTACTCATTGAGCAGCGCTGCCCCCCCATTCGTATGATCACATTGGCTAAGGTCGCCTTCAAAGAAGTAACACTCCATCGAGTCAGGAGTGTGCTCACATTGTAAGCTGCGAACTGGTTCAACTGTGAAAACCACTAGTGAATCATCGCCCGCCACTAATAAGTGCCAACCAGGTGATCTAGTTGCCACTGCATACCAACATGACAACTCTTCCGATGTGAGACCAGCACCCATCGTACCAGTGACGGGATATCGATCCTGATACGCTAACAATGCAAATTGAAAATGCGACTTGAAATACTCGACCACTGGATACAATTCAACCCCAACTTGGACAGTGACTTTCGGGTCAACATTGTGTATAGGTCTAGGGATAAATGTCTTCTTTGTCAAATTCGGGTACTCCAACACTCCCGTGTCCGGATATTTGATTAAGACTTCATCGTGCTTGATGTTGACCTGGACCATATTGACCTCTTTGTCCAAATGTGTTAGGAACTGGTCTTTTAGACTCTTTGCTGCGCTCACGTACCGAGGTCTTTTTGATTGGTCGACGTGTTTAAGCCATTCTTGGAACCTTTCCTCCCACGAAGCCGTGAAGAGCCACGCAGTGGTTTGTGCTTCGGGACAACTGCAAATCACATGTTTTTGATATATCGCAGGGGATTGTCCCATGTATTCCATGGCTGTGTCTTCAAAACTCAACATAACCTGATTTAGGTCGGTGATGCGATCCAAATCATCGCAGTCATAACCATCTAATAGCAGTTCATTGTCAGCCAAGGTCTGTAAAGCTAAGTGCGAAAAGACTCTCAAGTTCCCATAGACTTTGGCATCTAGATTGTGATCATCAACAACATCTCCCGTTTCATAATCCTGCAATGGCCAACTTCCTCTACTATCCAAAAACCGTGGAGTCGTACCGGTTGAAGCACGATGCAGGACCAGCAAAGTGGCTACTCGCCATTCATCAGCGTCAACTGTAGGTACATCGCGAGTTAAGCGGTTGTAAACCATAGCTTTTAAGTTCGTGTTCGATACGCGTGGGCGATACAGAGGTACTGGTTGGGAAAACCACTGGTAATATCCAAGGTCTGCAGGTGTGTCTGGTTCCTCGTTTGGTATGTTATCAACCACTTTTATCCATAATGCTCTAATCGGACGCGCAAGATCCCCGCATTGTGCTGCCGGGACAAATGCTTGTTCAGCCAAAAACCGATCCATCGAACATGCATTGGCTTCCAATTTCATCGGCGCTATTGGGAAGTTACTAGGCACTAAGCTCAATTCTTCTTTCGCTTCCATGAGTCTATTGCGCTTTACTGACAAGTCCTCAAATTGCATTGTCATATCCTCAATTTCGCTGTGCTGGCGCCGCGTTGCTGGACGACGTCGTGTTGATCTTTTAGTCTCTTCGCCTATCTCACGTATGTGGGACACCAGCGGGTGGGGGGTCTTCAATTGCTTCAGCGCACCTCTACCAGAAAGCATGCGTGCTAAACCACAATAAGTTAAGACTACAAGGGCACCGAGTCCTAGACCGGTGAGGAATTTCGACCTTTTGAGGCACCAGGTGACTATACCCGTCGACAATTGACTGAACACACCGGTTCTGAAATATGGCATAACATAGCCAACCACCAAATTGTAGGACATATGGCTAATGATTGCTTGACCTAGTGGCATTTCCGCCAACGTCCGGTGAAGACAAGCATGGATCGCCGTCCTCATTAGGCCTGCAATAGGGTCATCTTGCAAAGCTATGCAATCAAAGAACGCTAGCGCGACACTCAAAGGTGTCTTCCACCTTGGACCAGCTACGCGTTTTACCAACTCTTCTACGACTGGGGTAATCATCACATCTCCGACGAACTCTTCTGTTCGCATACGGGCAAGATCGCGTGTGGCTTGACGCAACACCTTCGACTCTTTCATCTCCGGGTTGATGTGGCTTATTACTTGACACGCTCTCTTCAGCAGTTGTGTGGTTTCCACAGGGTGGGAGCGCATTTTCGCTACCACTATAAACTCCTGCAATTTTGCCAACGGACTCCACGCGCTACGAAACAACTGTCGCGCGTGGTGCGTGATGAGCCAATTTGTCTCCACTCGTGTGGCGATGTCGACCACTGTCTGTTGAGCCGTCGCAACAAGCTGGTGAACATCGAAGCTAGCCAACGTCCCAGAATAGGCCCTCTTACGACTATAGAGAAATGCTGCTCCCGCTAAAAAGAGCAGCAATACTTTCAACCCAGAAAGAGGTGTGGGAGCTGTGGGAGTGTCAATGTTACGCAATGCTGAATTAAGTGTCACCATATCTGGCGCATAAGAAGCTTGTACACTAGACATCAACGTGGCTCGATCACGAATATTGGCCGTGATAGCAGCCACTGTTAAATCCAACGCATAGTTTTCAAAGAAGTGGGGAAAAACTGCTTTTACAGCTCGAACAACTGGATCGGCATCCATAAGGGTCACTGCTTTTGCGTAGGCGATTGAAAAGACATAAAAATTCATCGATTTGCCCGCTAGAAACTCCTGTAATGCACCATAGTGCGCTTGATTAAGTTTGACGACTTTGCGAGGTAAGAAATCCTGCATAAGCGGAAACTTCTCCAGACCATAATTGATGAGGTCAGATAGCAACCACCGCAATTTGAATTTCTCCAATGCATTTTTAACTGCAGCATGGTCGGGAATTTCAAGTGTCATGGTGCCATGGGTGGTATGGCAAGAGAGAGAAAATGACGCCTCAATGGTCGATGGTTCAAAGACCACTGCATGATACACCACGCGATTTGCTAAATTCCATGTGTGTTTGATAGCCCAAGCAACACTACCTGTAGAACCCATTGAATGCATGGAGTCTGCCGGTAAATGGGGAGGGTACATGGGATTGACAGCATCAGGTTGCCATTTAATGTGCGCGCCTTCGCGGACCCAAACTGCGGTGTCAATAGCACCGTAAAAGCCGAGAAAAGGATGACCAATCCACACAATATGCTCATAACCTAATGACGCCAAATGAACTGGTGTTAGGCTTTGTGGATTGAATCGGTCACCACACTGGTACACATCCATGACCAGAGCTCCAACAGCTCCACGCGTCAATCCCACATTCGGGCGTCGATCAACGTCCAATGGGATGACATGGCCATGTACACGGTTAACAACAAGAATATCTCCGAAGAACCCTGCCTTAGTAAGGGCAGTGTTTAAGGAAGCTATGACAGTCTCATCTCGATGAGAACCCCATAACAGATCAACAAAACGGCACCCTTTGGACCACAGACGGTAAATACCCCATACGGTTGCGGCAACGCGGAACGCCGCCAACACACCATGCGGGTTTACACCGTCAAGGTTATCGGGTACAGTTTGATAAGGGAGACCTGTAGGGCGAATTTTGTCCTCAATCTTCTCGGAGATTCGGATCTTGAAGTTTTTATACCATTTGTCCACGATCTCTTTAGGAGAGACCGGTGGGCTGGCAGTTTTGGGTGCGCTTACCGGGCGAGGCACGCTTGTGGCACTAGGTGCATGCAGCGGGCTAACACTACGCCGACCAGAAGGTGGTCGTGGTGCGGAGGATCTTCCTCTAGGAGATGGTGAGCGTGAAGGGCTGGGTGAGGGTGAGTCACGAACTTTGCGCGTGGATCGGCCACGCGCAGGGGGTTTGGGGTCTGCCGCCTCTCGTTTGGGGCGGTCAGTTTGTTTGTTTTGTTTAAACTCGGTCTCATCACGGCGAGAACTCTTGGGCTTAGCGGCGGATTGACCCTGGCTAGGTCCAGAAGCTCGTCCCGAAGGACGACTGGGACCATTATGGCGAGGGCCAGAATCAGGGCTTTTTCCCTTACGGCGTCTAGCAGCGTCTTGAGCGCTGGTAGTAGAACGTGCACGACTAGGTGCAGAGTCTGCGGCTTGAGAGCGAGTGCGGTTCATTTTTCCAAAGAAAAGAAATTACTTCCAAAGAAGGGTTTGTTAGTCCAAAGACTGAGATACTGAAATAGTATGAGATTTTTTTTTTTTTTTAAAGTGCCAAAAAAAGATGTATGCATCATTTTGGTTTTTATTT